TATGAACTACGCCGAAGCTGAGAGCGATTTTTATCCGCTCTTGCCCACTAAGAAGGGCATCGGATTCAACAGAGAACACGCGCAAAAGATTGGGAAGAGTGTCGAAAAGATTTCCGACATTTTCGACGAAAATCCCATAGCGTCCGATGTTAGTGGATGGGAAAAGAACTTTTCCCAGGAACTGGCTGATTTGCACGCGGATCACATGATTGACACGTGCGAGAACGCAGACAGCTGCGGTTCACTCCTCGTTAACGCGTGCGAGTGGTGGAGCAAGTCCTTGCTCACAACACCCTACGTGCTGGATTCTGGAGAAATCATTAATTTTGATGATCTCCGGGTTCAGAGAAGTGGGGACTACCTAACCACCTCTTCAAATGGTGTGGGTAGGGGAATTTGCGCCGAGTACGTCGGCTCCTATGGAATGGAAATGGGAGACGATTGCTTGGAATGGCCGGTCTTCGATTCTGAAGGCCAGCGAATTTCCACGGATGAGCTTATTCGGCGTTATGCCGAAATTGGCCTTCCAGTCCGGGACGTCGAATTTCAGTCCAAGGACGACTTTGTGTTTTGTTCTCATCGTTTCAAGCGGCAGGACGACGGGAGTTGGCACTGTTGGTTGGACTCGTGGCAGCGAATGCTGTATGAATCTTCTTTTTCGAAGTTTTGTGACGAGTCAACCATAGCCAACTACTTAAGCGAAGTTGAAGACATGCCTCCTTCATCGGAGAGGTCTAAAATTTTGTTTTTCCTGGGCGCCCGCGAGATGTTGCTCAGGCCCGTCGCTGAGCATGACAAAAACAAAGAAGAAGGTGAGCATTCCGGCCTTAAAACGGAGTGCGTCGGCACCAGCCAAGGAAAAGACGCTGCTCAACAAGCTTGATCAAGCTTTGCAGCGAGTGCCTAAGGGCACTTTTTCCAAGGTAGGCGGAAACCTTGGGTCCACTTTTGGACCCATAGGATCCAAAATTGGCAAGATGGCTGGAAAAGGTCTTTCGGCTATCACTGGGTATGGAGATTACACTGTTTCTAGTAACACTCTTTCTACCGTTTCCACTTCTGTGGACATGGTCCCTCAGTTTGTACGCAACGAACACAGCGTTCGCGTTAAGCACCGTGAGTTCATTCGTGACCTCCTTGTTCCCTCGAATCCTGCTGAATTTAACCTCACGGATGAGGTCATCAACCCTGCGAACAGGAATCTTTTCCCTTGGCTTTGTCAAATGGCCAAGCAGTATTCGCAGTACAAGATTCACGGTATGGTCTTCACTTATAAGACCATGAGCAGTGATTATGCTGCTTCGGGTCCG